GTTTCTCCCTTGCGCCATCCCCAAGTTACGGCGAAATCGCAGTCAGGAAGATCGCCGTTAAAGAATTCTGAATTAATACCGTGACGCATTAGACCTTCGGCCATCGCTACCGAATGTGAAATATGATGCTTCGCATCGGTGCGATATATAGCCGCTTTCATAGAGCAATACGCCAAGCTTCGGAAATATAATGTCGTTTGCCGCTAATCCAAGTTACGTTACAACCTGAAAACCATTCCCGAAATAAGTTATCCCACTCCTGATAATCGCGTTTGTTGATATGCAAATCATCGCCCGCTTTATTAAATGACGGTTTATTATTAGCCGTCAAAACAATATAATTTCTCGCAACACGTTTCATTTCGCGGCAAGCTAATTCGTCATCGCCGGGGATAAGATGTTCTATAACATCGAACATCGTAACTACATTGAATTCATTATCTAGAAACGGAAGCTTATGGACTTCCGCGTAATACACATTACCTCCAATTAATTCAGGAACAATTTCTGTTCCCACAATAGGGCCGAAGCCTATCTTATCCGCCGCCCTAAGCATTTCGCCGCGACCACAAGAAATATCGAGATAAGCGCCGCGAATAGGCAAAGCATGGATATCGTTTACAGCGTCTTGCATTCGCTGTGATTTCATCCGATACTTTTCATTCATCGCGTAAGCGCGATGATATTTCGCGTGTTCCAATTCGCGGCGCTTATCGAGGTTCATGATATCAGTTACCAAATGGCGATTTCGGTTCGGGCTTTTCGTCGGCTTTCACCTTATTCGTGGTCTTGCCCGAATTTTTTGCGGCCTTGACAGCCTTCGAAATCTGTTCCTCGACTTCCTCCGCATCGTCGGGACCGTAATCATCTTTAAGCGCCTTCCGGCGCTCGCGCTCTTTCCTGCGAAGTTCAAGCGGCCACATAAGCGTTACTCCTATTGCTGGTTTACGAAAAACCCGCCGCCGAAGGATCGACGGCGGGCCAACGCGAAATCGCGAACGGAAACGCGATTACGGCGAAGCGGGCGAAGCGACAGGCGCGGCGCGCGACTTGACGAACGCCAGCGGGACATTTGCGCGGTCAACAACGCGATCCCAATATTGCGCCTGACGAAGATCGGCAAGCGACGGGCTGAATTCGGCCAAGCCCGGCGAGCCTGCCGGTTCCAGCCAAGAGAAGCCAAGCGGATGCAAAATCCACGTATGGCGTTCCCAAATTTCTTCCATGCCGCCGCCGTTACCGGCGTGAGGATTGCGCCAAAGTTCGAACGGAACTCGCGGGATGCCTTCGCCTTCGGCGAACACGTTACCGCCGACGCCGCCCCATCCAATCGAGCCGGAACCGAAGATGATGGACGTATAAACGCCATTCGAAACAAGCGCCGGATTGGTTTCGGCAATCACGCGGATCGTTCGCCGATAAACGGGAATAGTAAGCTTGCCTTCGCTATCGGGGATATACTCGATATCGTCGGCCTTGACCATCTGGCGCATGATATCCGTATGGATATACATAGCGGCCAGATTATTCGCCCATTGACCCATTGTATAATAGGCGTCAACGAAAGCGTCGGCGTTGAACACCGCCCCGGCACCGGCTTCGCCACTGATATCAATGGTCATGTCGGAACCGTCATTCGCGACGTTATCGGCCATCAAGCCCATGCAAGATGCGATAAGGCGGCGTTGATGCTGGCGTTGCCAGTAAGTGCCGAAACGGGCGCGAATGTGTTGCATCGGCGAAGAACCGGCGAGTTCTTGAACAAGGTCCATATCGCCGAAACCTTGGTTGACGAACACTTTGCGCGCCGTCATGCTGCCGGAAGTGACCTTGTTCGCTTCGGCTTCGTCGGAAGGATCGTCGTTCGAATAGTTCGGTTCAATGTCCGCGTCCAAATCCTTCCAGAAAGGGACAGTCGCGGTTTTACCGCCCGAACGGGCGATAGTATCCAAGATTTCCGAACGAGCGACGATACCGGCCTGATAAAACAGCGTCGTTTCGGGATCGTCAACGGAGAAATAAGTGCCGTAGACTTCGGGGATGAAGGCATCGGCGAGGCGAGTGGTAGCCATAGGAAGCGGTCCTTTTGGTTAAGCGTTCGCCCCTTGCAAGCGCCGGAATTCATCCGGGTTATCGCGATGAAGCGCTACACGCTCTTGTTCTGACATTTCGGAAAGTTTTTTAGTGGCACCGCCACCCGATCCGCCGCCACTGGCACCGCCACCGCTTGCGTTCGATCCTTTGATAATAGAGGCAAATTCCTTATTGTCAATGAACTCCCGCTTCAATTCATCAACAGATTTTGCCGAAGGTTTGCCGTCGCCGTCAAGGACGCGAGTAAGCGGCTTATCCCCGTCCAGTTCTGCCGTAAGCCGCTCGCGAATGTGCGGCAAAATGATCTTAGGCGAGGTTGAGATTTCATTCGCGATAGAAAGCGCGACGTTCTCAACCAAGAGATTGCGCAACTGTTCTTCGCGCCTCGCCGTGACAGCTTTTTCAGCGTTAACGGCGGCTTCCTTGTCCGCTTTCCAAGATGTTTCCAGCGCTTCAACGTCCTTGGATTTGCGCGCCTTGTCGGTTTCAGCTTCGATACGAAGGCGCTCCGCTTCATCTTTTTCGGCCTGTAGCCTGTCCGCACGTTCCTTTTCTCGCCGCGCCGCTTCGGTTTCGCGATCCTTCGCCGCGCGAAGCTCGCGAGCATCGTCGCTATCAAGCAAATAATTATCCCCGTCCGCTTTGTAATGTTCCTGCAAAGCTTCCGGCAATGCTTCGAATTCCGCCTTGGTCAGTTTCGACTTAAGGGCCATGTCAACTAGTTCCTTACTTTGAGGTTAATATAAGATTACGCTTACCGGCAAATTGGTCTAGCGTCAACTTACGTTTGCGAATTGCATTCACAATATCTTGGCCTGTCGCCCCTCCGGTTCTTGTCCTTTGTGCTAGGCCACTTCCTAGAATGTCATCCATTACCGGGCGAGGCTGACGCGAAACCCAATTCGAGAATGTGGGCATGACTTTCAGCGAATAATCGACAATAGGCATGATCGAAGATCGACAGCGATAATGCGCCGGGGGAATTGGACCCTTGCCATAACGATAAACGTTTCCGTCGCGACCGCGACAAATTTCGGTAGTATGGCTATCGAGAACAGATACCCATTGATATTCATCGAAAAACAGCGATCCGATAGAATGATTTAAGAACGAACTAACCGACGAAATGAAAGTCTCAATAACAGCGGATAGTTGATTTTTATAGCGGTTCAATAGACCGTCTCGAAAACTATTCGATTTTGTTCCGGCAATAGCTTTAAGAAATTCCGCTATGCCCCACTTTTCAGCCCAAGCCTGTTTAATGGTCGAGACAATACCGACCGTTACTGACTTGGCAAACGTGCGGATAAGGTTCTTAGGTTCTTCGCCTACGCCGGGGGTAGGATTGCCTAGAAGCTTTGCCCACAATTTGCTGGCGGGCGGCGCATGAACCTTGCGGCCTGTCAACTTGCCGAAGATCGATTTCAACATATCGAAATCAGTATTGAAGAACTTGCGGACTTGCGCGGTAATTGAGCTTTGGCGAGCGCCGAAAACTTGCGCGGAACGCTTACTGAAATCGCGAATAAAGATCGTGATTTCGCCTTTGGTCATATCCTCGAAACTATCAAGACCGCGCTTCGTCAACCAAAGTGATAGAAAAGCGATAATCCAATCAAGAAATTCCGAATGTTCTTCGGCTTGATCGTTCTTAAAGAATTCGACATAAACTTGATGCCGAATAATTATGTCGAGAATATCAGTTTGGGAAAGCATTGTTATTATTAAATTCCTGATTAAATTCAGCGTCAGCCATTTTTTCAGTATCGATTTCGGCCTTGGCCTTTTTATCCTCTTGCGTAGCGAGACCATTCCGGCGAAGTTTTTGACGAAGTTCCGTCCAAGACGTACCGCCTTTTTGCCAGACATTGACAGCCGCGTTAATTTCTTCCGGCGAAGCATCTGACAATGCAAATTCAGTATTCAACTTGAATACGATTGTCGTTTCTTTCGCGTCATCTTCAACCGTGACGCCACCGGCAAAAATAGATGCGCATTCAAGCGCAAATACAAACGAAGTCGATACGTTATTTGTGATTGTAGCAAGAACGCTAGTTTCGCTCGCTTCCTCTATTCCCGCTTCCGTCGCGGTTCGCTGGACTGTCTTTTGCTCGACTAGCTTTGCACCAAGCGCCACCATTTGACGCTCTTTCATTTCCATGCCTTCCTTAGCCATCGTATTCGGGTCAGGCTGGAGCAATTTAGCATCCGCGCCGACAGGCAAAGGAACAGCGCCGCGCGATCCTAACCGCACTTCGCCCTTAAGAACGTTATCGACCCAATCCTTGTTAAGACCCGTAAGGACTGGCGTTGGTTGCCCGACGATGAA